TTGTTTTTTTTGGAATTTACTTTTTACCGAAAAACTGATTTAGCGTTCCATTTGACAATCTACTGCTGAATTCATCATCTGACATTGTGATGTAGTGAATTCCCTCTACTAGTCCGAAAAATGCCGGAATAAACGTCAGAACAAAAACAGCGTATAGAATGCCGTGGAGCGGCTTCCCAAGATAGAACTTATGTGCGCCAAATCCACCAAGCAGTAGAGCGAGTGCCGCTGCAGTTGTTCGCGACTTTTCTGGAGCGCCTGAAAAGACGGAATCAAGCCCATTTGTCCGTATTGGCCGAACATCATGCTGCCTGCATCCGCACTTCGGGCAAATTTCCGCTTTTGCGCGGATGATCTCACCGCACTCATGACAGAACTTCTCGTCCTGCTTCTTTTCCCTGCATTCCATCACTTCCCCCCTATTTATTATCATTGAGGAAATGATACACCAGCGCAACTACCCGCCGATGTTTCCAGTGGCGGGGCGCTAAGCGCTACTGTTCATTCTTCTCGACAATCCCAAACAGGGCAGCCTTTATCAGCGCCGACTGTACTTCTGGATCGAATTCAAGCACCGGATCTGCTTCCGTTACCGGCCCGACATCCTCGAACAGCATGAAGTCAGACAGCTTGAGTGGCTCCTTGCTGCTGCCCATGACGTTTGCAACCGTTTGACAGACTAGCGCGGTGCGGTAATCCTCCCTGCGCTCGCCGATAGGCTCAAGCTGATCGTAAGCCTGCCACTCTGCCATTTCCTCGCAACTGATATGCGCCAGCCCCCAAGCTACCGAGGGCCAGCCCAGTGCAAGTGCTAGGCGGAAGTGGAATCGTCGCTCTGGGTCGCCCCTGAGACGTTTCCCGCTTCTGCCTGATCGGAAAACGCGTTCAGTTCGTTGATTGCATCCATGACGCGCTTGACTGCGGCCAGCGATTTTGCTTCTAGATCGGCAATATCGGCCAAAGCAAAGACCGGATTGCCGTTTTCATCGACAATGCTTTTCGCCATCAGGCGATAGCCGAACGAATCATCATCCTCGCCTTTTTTGTTCTTTGCCGATGCGCGAACCGCTTTGATGATGGCAGGTGTTGCAGCTTTGACGCGGACGGTGCCGCCCCACTCCGGAACCTCGATGTCCTGTGTTTTCAGGTCGTCTGCTGCAATGATTTGTGCTTTTGTAAGTAACATGGAATGCCTTTTGATGGTGGTTGTTAGACCAGCCTAAAATATTCAGGCCGGCTACGGAAAATGCGATTAGGCCCAGGTGACAGCGCCGGTAATCTTCACGTCGAATGCCGACTTGACGACCGCATCCACGCCGCCCGATGCGCCAAATTTCTTGACGTACCCGGCGAAGCTGGCGACATTGGCATTCGGCAGGATCAACTTGAACTGCTTGACGACACCAGCGACTTGCGCGGCGCGTACTGCCAGTTGGCCGGGGTCGGAATTGTCCAGATCGAGATTGCAGTTGAAGCCGCCGTTGTCCACCAGGCCTGGGCGGAATTCCTTGGCCGTGCTGCCGATATGGGTGACGTCAATGTCGGCTGCGCTGCCGTCCAGACCAGAGAAGTCCTTGATGTTGGCGATCGTGGTGTAGGTATTTGGCGTTGCAGTACCAGATGCGGTGATGGTCTTGCCGGTGGTGTCGATCGAGAACGCGAAGGTATTGGCGGTCTTGAACTGGACGACGACGGATTGCCCGTTCAGGGTCGCAGCGTCGGCGCCGGTCAGGCCGGACAGCGCCACAACATCGCCATTGCTGAAGCCGTGCGCGGTCGACGTCAGGACGGTCGGGTTACCGACTGCGATGGCGGTGATGGTCTTGGCGCCGCCGGTGCCGGTGGAAATCTGGATCGTGCTGCCTTGTGCGGAGATTGCGGTTGATGTGGTCATGCTGTTTCCTTGTCAATAGGCATAAAAAAAGCCGCTGAATGCGGCTGTGGTGTTACCCACGAAGGGCGAAAATGAAAAAACCCGCACTGGGCGGGCTTCGGAATGTCGTGAATTCGGTGGTCAATACCAGCAGGAATATTCCTGCAAGGTGCGGTTGAGCTTGGTATCTGGCTCGTACAGGTTTTGCGTCATGAGTTCAGTTCCGATGGATGGCATGGCGGCCTGAATGCCTGTCTCAAGCGTTTTCATGGCCGCGTAGGTGCCTGCGTAGCCGTCAATCTGCACCCGCTTGTTGCGCTTGATTACACCGCTTGACAGGGTGTTTTCCGGCCTGTCTGTAATCGACTGATAGACGATGTACGGTGCTGTCGGCGTTGCCGGTACTGAGCCAGCCGGATAAACTCGGCCAGCGACCAGAGCGGAAAGGGCGGCAGATATCGAGGTTTCTATGCTCATCCCTGATTTACCCCTTCCGTCGCCAATATCTCAATAATTTTGTGCGCCTCTTCGATGTCCATTGACGCGTGGATATTGAACATCCGTCCCTGGTAGCTGATCCGCATTGCAGCTACTTGCTGCGGGTTGGCAAACTGCGCTTGGTAGCGGATCGTGATCTTGTGGCTGACTTCGGATTGCACTGCTTGAGCCGCCATTAATTCGCGCCCGGTCAAAGGCTCAATCGAGGCCCACAGGTCGCCCAGCGTCGTCCAGGTGTCGACCTGCGCGCCGTATGCATCCTGGGCAGTGCTGCGCTGCTGCAGTGTGATGCGGCGATTCATAGCTCCTGATCGCATCAGAAGCTCGCAATAATGTAAGGATCGAGCAAGCCATCTATGAACGGCAACTCTGCTACCACGATACGCTGCCCGACTGCGACCTCTTCCCTGTTTTCGTACAAAGCTCCAGCGCGCAGCAGAATCCATGACTTGATACCGGCAGGAACAGCGGTAGCATCACCATAGCCGGCGGTGTAGCCAATCTGCACCGCGTTCATGATGTTTTGCGTGTTTGGCCAGTATTGATCTGGCGCTGGCGTCAGAACACCAGGCTCACTCGCGTTGTCGATGGTGTAAAGGCTTGGATCGAGCGTCACAAGCGTACCGGTTGCGTCCCTATACTTGACGTACTCGACTGATTGCAGCGCGGGAAATGGCAGTTCTATCTTTCCGCCACGGAAGCGGATTGCATAGCCGCGCTGGGCCTGCAAGACACTAGGAATGTATTGGTCCAGCGGCGCATAGCCTGGCAGCACGCCATAGAAATTCTGGCGCGGGAAGGCATCCAGGTACAAATCCCATTTTTGCGTGATGAATGCGCGGCGGCAGATATTTTCTGCCGCAACACGCGCCGCGCCAATCAGCATCGTAATCAGCGTGTCGTCATCGGTAAAATCGACGCGCAGATGTAGCTTGGCTTCTGCGAGCGACACCGGCTCAACGGCTGGGGTTGTATTGAGTTTGATTGGCATGGCGCGTCGCTTAGGCTGCTGGCTGGATAACTTCGACTACTTCATCTGGTTCGGACGTGTGCTTGATGACCGGCTGGCCAAGCGTGCTTGTGCAGTACGCTACGGCCTCTGGCGCCGTATCAACTGTGCCGTCCTTCTCCATTGATTTTGCCTGCTTGTCATCCAACTCCAGCACCGTGTTGGGCATATATTCTTTGCCATCGAGATACAACGTCGCGAGAACGCGGACTTTCTTTGCCATGATTTTTCCTAGCAGGATTAAGAAATTTGACTAGACTGGAAAGGGGCGAAGCCCCTTTCCTTGTTTAGGTCGCCGAGTTCTGGTAGGCCTTGACCGCGCCGCCGACGTCGATCCAGTTACCGCCGGAGCGCATCCATGCCAGGAATCCGACTTGGCCTTTTGATGCATAGACGGAATCTGTGAAGCGGAACAGGTTCATCGCCATCACGTCGCGGATCTTGTAGTAGCTGAAATCGCCAAACAGGATCGATTTTGCGTTAGCGGCCATGACGGGCATTTGCTGGTTCAGCACGACTTCAGAACCGGCCAGGGTGCCGCCCTTGCCGCCGGCGATGCCACCGTCATAGTCGGGAACCCATAATGGACGGCCATTCACATCTTTGAGCTTACGGATGTATTTGACGGTCGAATCGTGCATCATGAACTTGCCGTTTTCGCGATACGCAGGATCGACAGAATGTTGCAGATCGATCAAGTCATCGTAAATGACGGTAACGGTCTGGCCGGTAATTCCGGTCTTGCCAACGCCGACAGCAGTTACAACGCCGGTCGGCTCGCCGCTGCCGGAGCCAACGGTGAATTTGAGGTTGCCGATACGGCCCAATCGGGTGACGATGCGGGCATTGATGAACGCCTCTACGTCAATCGCGCTGTCTTGCAGCAATTCGAATGGAATTGCGATGATTTTCGAGCTGAACTTGTAGACGTTCAGCGGCAATGTTCCAAAGGCTGGATCAAGCGCAGTTGCAGGCGTGTTTTCGCCAATGATCTCACCTATTTCTCCAGTACCGTCCGAGGTCGGGTAGCTCATCGGATTGCCCTGCGCGGTCTGGATCGTCTCAGCTACCGAACGCATGCCTCCAAACGCCTTGAGCGCATCCGCTACCTGCTTGACAATCTCGGTTTGAACCGTATAGCCACCTTCGGAGCCAGCGCCGCCGACAGACAAGGTATTACGGACTTTGGCGTAATCATCCTTGCTGAAGCTCTCAAAGCCGCTGCGGATGAAGCGTGCGCCGATGGACGCGGTTGGCGCATCAATTTCACGACCGCCAGACTTACCAAGGAAGTCCTCGAATTTCTTGTCGGCTTCCAGATCGAGAATCTTTTGTTGGCGCGTCATCGAATCATCAATCTGACCGATCTCTGTTACGAGCGCGTCATATGCAGCAGACACCTCCGGCGTCCAGAGTGCGCCGACTTTTTCAGCGTTCAGTTGTTTTGCTTGAGTGACGAGTGCATTGCGGCGCTCACGCTGTGCTTGAATAGACATATGTTTCCTTATTTTTGGACGAAAAAAAAGACCCGGAAGGGTCTTGTTGGCATCTGGCGCGTGAGCGTCTAGATTCGGTCTAGCAGGGCGAGCATGCGCGCTCTGGTTGCAGTGGATGGATCTGGAATGGGTTCAGGATCGGGCTTCGGAGCATTGGCATAGGCCGACAGGTTCCATGTATTCTTTGCTTTCGCGCCCTTGGCATTGAAAGCGACGGAATCGGCGAATCCCTTGGAGACCGCTTCGGATGCGGTCATCCAGGTTTCGGCGTCCATCAGCGCAACAATTTCATCAGATGGCAACCCTGTCTTGCGGGCATAATCGTTGACGATAGATCCGTCTACCTTGTCCAGTAAATCGGCAGTGGATCGAAGGTCAGATGCATTACCCATGGCAAACGTCCAGGCGTTATGGATCATCAGCATCGAACCGTCCTGCATCACTACCGAGTCACAGGCCATTGCTACATACGACGCCGCGCTTGCGGCCATGCCATCGATGTGCGCGGTAATGTTGGACGGATGGGCCGCAATCGTAGCAACCATCGCACGTGCGGCAAACACATCACCGCCCGGGGAGTTGATGTGCAATGCAATATTGCCATTGATGCCGTTCAGCGCAGCTGCGAAATCGGATGCAGAAACACCGTAATAGTCATCAATGATATCGAATAGCTCGATGCGGGTTCCACCATCCTCTGCCTTGACGACAAACGACTTGGGCGCTGCTTTGTTGTCAATTGCCAGTTGCAGGAGTTTTGGCATTGTTCGCATTTACGTTTCCTTTTGTTGGGTCGTACAGTTCGTCGCCACCATCAATCGGCAGCATGTATTCCTGATGACGGGCCTCGTTCTTTGTCATCCAGCCAGGCCCTTGCGATCCGCCGATGGCTTGCCGCAGATAGTCGGCGCGTGCCTTGTCATCGCCGCGCAGCAGGCCGGACAGGTCGAATGACACAAAATTTCTCGCAGTTCTGAATATCTTTCGATTGATTTCCTGCTCCCATCGCGTCAGATAGGGCGATAGGGTGAACTTCACATAACCGAGCGTCATTTGCTCAATGCCGGTCCCCCACGAACTGGAGACTTCTGTAGCGCCAATCATGTGCGGCGGCACGCCGAATGCGCGCGCGATGTCGATGATCTGGAATTTGCGCGACTCCAGCAGCTGGCCGTCCACTGCCGACATAGCCACGTTGGCGATGTCCAGCCCCTCGGTCAGTACCAACGGTTTGTGCGCGTTAGCGGTGCCGCCGGCTTTCTCTGCAACTTGCTGGCGCAGCCTTGTTATCTGCTCCTCCGTCATTTTATTCGGAGCTTTAATTGCATAACTAGGCGACATGCCGTTGCTGAAAAACCGTGCGCTATGCTCTTCGGATGCCATTGCAATGCCGATGGATTGCTTGGCCGCCCACTGAATCACGGACATGGAGCGGATTCCATTGAATCCAAAGCCAGGGAAGTGCAGGATATCGTCCTGATCGTATCCGGTACGCTTGTCGCCCATCTGTACGTAATAGGCATTGCGGTTACCGCTGCGCTCCACGATGACGTTATCTGTATCAACCGGGATTAACTCAGTTACCCGCCCCGCCCTGTCGCGCACGATGATTGCGAACCCATCTCCACGCAGTAATACACACTTGACGATGTATTCCCACATGGTTGATGCGGTGTATCGCGGCGTTGGCTCTTCATTCAGCACCCAAAACAGAGGGTGATCCTCGATATGCTTGCGGCCAAGCGTAGTGCGCTCGTATACAGGCAATGGCAGCGATGCAATGGAACCGGCAATCAGGCGCACGCAGGCATATACCGCCGACACGCGCATGGCAGTTTCTTTGGTGACGATCTGGCCGGCGAATGATGGCGCCCACCATGAAATATCCTGGTATGTTTGCGAGTCGCCATTGATCCAGCCGCCCGCATTGTTTTGTGGGGCGATAACTCCCGCTGCCCAAGTTCTGATTTTTTTGAGCATTAGAGTTCCACAAATCCCTGGGTAATATCATTATCATCTTGCTTATTGATGGCCCGATTCAGGCACATCAGTAGCGCAACAACGCCGTCAATCTTGTTTTCTTCGCGCTCTTTGCGCGGGAAGATGTTTTCCTTAGCATCGCGATGGCAGACCGTGTTGCTGACCATCCAGGTGAGCAATGGATCGCCATCGTGATGGAATCGTTTTTGCAACACGAGCGCTTCGAGCCATTTCATTGGCTCACTGAAATTCTTTACTGTGGAGCCGACTTCGATCATCGGCAGGCCGGCGGCAACCATACGCTGGCTGAATTGCGTCGCCTGGAACGGATCGTAAGGCGCTTCGATGATGGTGAAGCGGGCTGCGTCATCGAGCAAATCCTCTTCGATCACTGAAAAATCGGTGACATTTCCGGGCGTGGAAGTGAGGATGCCGCGCCGAGCCCATCCGCTGTATTGCGAGTTGGTGCCGTTTTCAATCGCATCCTCATTGAGGTAGTTGCGTCCAAATGCGTAGTAGTGCCGTTCGCCGCCGACGTCGCGCCAGAAAAGGCGCATTTTGCTGGCGATATCGACCTTGCTGGCCAGATCGTGAGAGACGATGCATTCTTCGCCTTCAAACTGGACGATCCTGAGCGCAGGATCTGCGCAGGCATCCCAGGCGCGCATGTCCATCCAGGCGCTGTCGGCATTGACCCAGATATTCAGACGCTTGGTCAGGAAACCGTTTTGTGCCGAAGCCATCGACAGCGCTTTGCGACAAGCATCTTCCATATCATCAGGCATGACGCTGATGCCGTAGTTCGGGTTGGCCTTGGCCCAGACTGTGGGGTCTGCCCAGTCGTCGCCCTCGTCAATGGTATAGATGATGCCGAAAAAGCTGTCATCGCTGAACACACCATCGAGAATCTTGGTGACGTGGATGCGCTGTTCGTAACAAATACCGCTACGGTCGCTGCCGGCGGTAGTGATCATCCATAAAATGGGCTGCGATCGGGCGCCGGTTCCGCTATCAAGAACGTCATATAGATCGCGTTTCTTATGCGCGTGTAGCTCATCGATGATTCCGCAATGGATGTTCAGACCATCCAGGGTGCTGCCTTCAGCGTTCAGCGGGCGAAACACGCTGGCCGTGTGCGGTACAGAGATGCTGTGCTTGCCGATATCGACACCGAACCGGCTGATAAAGGACGGTTCGCGCTGCGCCATCATGGCTGCATCGTTGAAAACGATACGGGCCTGCTCGCCGGTGGTGGCGGCACTATAGACTTCGGCGCCAGGCTCATCATCAGCAGTGAGCATGTAATTTGCCACGCCGGATGATAGTGTTGACTTGGCGTTCTTGCGCGGCACTTCGATGTACACGCGCTTGAAACGGCGCTTGCCTGTATCGGAGATTTTCCAGCCGAAGACCACGCACAGGATGAAGCATTGCCAGTCTTCCAGCATGATCTTGGGATAGACCATCTGGCCGCCGACTAGAACAGGCCGCGCCCATTCGCCCTTGATGTGGGGCAGCAGTTGCTGAAATTGGCATACACGGTTGGCGGCACGCTCGTCAAACATGTACTTCCAGTCATCTCCAGTACGTTTGAGGTCATCCAGGTGACGCTGGCAAGCCGCCTTTACCCATTTGCAGGACGCAACTTCCCCACCGACGACGTTTTGAGCGTATCGGTTGGCGCGTTCTACAAATGTCATGCGGGGTTAAAAGTCCTCGAAACTACTTGGCGTGCCACCTTGGCCACCGGGGAATAAAGTCATTTGCGCCTGCCGTGATCCGGTGACCACTTTTGCACGCAGCGATGGCGACAGGCCGAATTCGCCCAGCAACTTCATCAGCATTTCGCGCTCTTTGTTCAGCAGCTGGTAGCGCACGGCCTGCAGCTCATAGCCCTTATCGGTGTATGAAATGTAGGCCTGTTCTGGGTCCATGCCCTTGCCGACTACCAATTCCATTTGCCGCTGCAGGGCAGTCTCGAACATTACCAGGCGCTCAATCGACTGGCACAGCATGCCAAGCATCTGCTGATCCAGCTTGGAGATAATGTTGTTGCGCACCAGCTCGACAGTGATGCGCTTCCATTCCTTGCGCGCTTCCTTCCCGAGGTACTTCGGTGGATCCGGTACTTCAACCTGCGGGCGCAACTGGCCATCGGAGGTAACAGGGCGATGGCCCCGATTTCCTTCCAGCAGTTTCAATTCAACCGGTTTCGCTTTTGGTCCACGAAGTCCCATATCAACCTTTCAATCTACCCCCCCCACCCTCAAAACCTGCGCACACAAAAAAAAGGCTAAAGCCACGGTCTTGGTCGGCGAGCCTCCAAGGATTTGACCACCCCCGGCCTACTTGCCTGCCACTATGTTTTAGGGCGCCCAAAACCACCATCCTCTGTTGCGGTCTTTACATCGTGGTGATGCTTACACAGCGACTGCCAGTTGCTTGTTACCCAGAACGCAACCATGTCGCCCTTGTGCGGGATAGCATGATCAACCACTGATGCAGCGACGACACGCCCCTCTTGCGTACAGTGCACGCACAGTGGGTTATTGCGCAGATGCCCTGCCCTTGCCTTTGCCCATGCGCTTGTGTAGCCGCGTTCATGCGCCGTACCCCTGCGCTTGTTGTCTGCCTGATGCTTTGCCTTGATGTGCTTAGCGCAATATCCCGCACCATCCAACAACTTTCCGCATCCAGTATGGCGACAGATCCTCTTCGCTCCGGTTGCCACTGTTTATGACTTATACGGCCACGTACGCGCAACGGGCGTAACAGGAGCAGGTTGCTTCATCCACAGACCAAACACAATCATGTACATAGCTAAATCGGACATGGCACGCCTTTGAATAAAGAAATCCGCTGCCGCAATTCAATGCGGGTCAGCGGCTAAAGTGCGGCGAATTGCCTCACTAGAGAGAACTGTTATCGTAGAGATAGATCACCTCCAATCGACAGTTGAAAACTGGTTCCGGAATGCAAAAAGCCCCGAACCGGTTAAGGTGCGAGGCTTACATTCACTCAAATCTATATGACAAGTAGCAAACTTCAGACGCAATATTCACATCTAATGCATGCATCCTAATTGAAATATCGCCGCGTTGCAATATGTCCCTTCATTTTTGGCGTTAATATTTCTTCTGCCTGGCTCATTGCATCCATCAGCGAGTGATCTGGGAATATCCAAACGGTGGAAATCCCTCTGCATTTTCTGATTGCCCACCACTGTATGCGCGGCAGATTATTAATCATCGCCTCTACTGCCTCGCCGGCATTCATAAAATCTTTGGTGTCCTGCAAGTTGCTATCGCCATCAGTGTTCTGGGAATCCTTCAGATTTACCCATCGCACCCAAATGTTCATCACCACATTAAATGGAGTTTCCTCGACAAACAAATCAGATTTAATCTTCCTCGCCACTTGCATCATCATTCACCGCTCCCTGTAATCTTTTGCACCGTCGCCGTCCCATTCACATAAACAATCGAAGCCCGTGGTTCTGGTGCCTTCGTTCCAACCTCATGCCCGTTCTCGCTGGCCCAGAAAGTCGGCTGGCCGTTCATCCCCTTGCGTACCTGCCCGTCTATCGAATCCTTGCCGAACGTCGCTCTGAGCTCGTCTATCAAGGCCGCCACCACCGGCATCTGTTCCCGCATCGATCCTTTAGCCATGGAAAATCCTTTGTATCAGGGTGTTACAGGGTTCGGCCCATACCCTGATACGCTGCAGCCCTTTGTTTATAAGGATTGTTACAGGGGTTACAGGGGTTACATGGGTTGACTCACGTATACGCGAGAGAATCATTTTTATCGGCATTGCATATGGTGCTGCATGTGTTCTCACGTGACGTGCGCGCCATACCCTGTAACCACTGTAACCCCTGTAACAACCCACGTATTCATTGGCCTGCAGCGTTACAGGGTAATTGACATACCATGTAACCCCCTGTAACTGGATAAGCACAATCACACCCGGTCCTTGATATCGGCGCCATCGCGGAAGCGCTGGCATGCCTTGGATAGCGTCTCTTCCTCTTCGCTTGGTACCTTGAACACCGTCAGTAGCTGCTTGTCGGCGCCGCCCAGGTAGATTTTTTGGCGCGACCGGTGCACCCGCGTCGCCATCAGCTCGGAAAACTTGGTCTGCGTTATCGCGCGCTCATTGCCCCTGGAGCACCAGCGGTCATATGCCAGATACAGATCGGTCGCAAGGCAGGAACAGAACGGTGCATTAATTTCTTCAGCAGACCACGCCTGATAGAACGCGTCCCAGCTGGGCAAGCCGAAGCGGATCATGCGTTGTTTCGATGCTGTCATCAGCGGCTTGGCATGCGCCTTGAAGTCGTCGAGCGGATAGCGCATCAGGAAATCATAGAATGCCGCCGATACCCCATCGGCAACCCTGTCGCCGTCCGTCAAGCCGGCCAGCAGATCCGGGCTCAATGGATTGCGCGCCTCCACCACCATGAAGCGCCTGTCGTCCGGCTCGATCGGCACTGCCTGGAACTCGTTCGACAGCATCACCGTATTAGCATGGTTCGCCTCGAAGCGTGTAGGCAGGTTTTTCTCGTTGATCGGCGTGTCGCCGCCGGTAATCATGTGCTTCACCAGTCCGAAATGGCTGTACTTGTCGGCACGGGAAAGAATCTCTTCGAACAGGATGTACAGTTTCTGCGATTTCCAGCCGGTGAAGGTGGAATCCAGCTGATGCTGGCCGACCGTCACGCCATGATCGCCATAGATCGGCCGCATGATGCCCTCGAAAAACAGGCTCTTACCGGTGCCCTGCCGCTCGCCGAAGAACAGCAGGCCGGTCTGCATCTTCGCGCCCGGGTTCTGCAGCGGATACGCCAGCCATTGCACCACCCAATGCAGCACGTCATCGCCGTTCGACTCCCCGCTGCACAGGCTGTGCAACAACTCCAGCACCAGACCGGCTTTTGCATCATCCCGAACCGGCTTGATCGGCAAGCCCTGGAACATGTTCACGTGCGTATCCAGCGACATCTTCTGGGTTGGATCGAATACCAGATTGCAGGAATCGATTTCGCGGTGCAGCGGATGCCCGATCCAGCGCGTGGCCAGGTCGCCCGACCGCGCCAGCGCCATCGCGTCATACGACAACACCATGCGCTTATCCGCATCCCACACGGTTTTGGTCCCGTACAGCAGTGTGTACCGGTCCAGCATCATCACAAGATTCTCGTCCCCCGCGCCCCCGGTTGCGGCTGCGACGCCGCGCACGGTTTTCGGCAGGTTGCGCGGGCTGATGGTGCGCCGCTCCTTGTGCGCTTCCCACAGCGCCGCGCTCTCCTTGCCTACCATGGCGATAAACGCCGGGCGCTTCATATTCAGTTTGTTGACCGAATCCCACACATTGGTGGAACCCTGCACCAGAGCACAATGGGCCAGCGCCCATTCCAGCGCGACAAATCCCAGCACTTCTGGTGCCGCAGCCAAGCCAAGGGGCGCGGGGGAATCAGGAACATCAGAATCAACCGGATCGGCATCGACCCAAGGCGGCAATGCGCCATCGTCGGCAGCCGCATCAGAGGGCGCGGGAGAACTGAACACCCCATCCACCGCCACCAGCAACTGCTGCTGCGCCGCGTTCAGCGATTCATGTACATGCAAATCGTTGAAATCGGTCAGATAGGGCAGCGATTCGTCTTTTTTGTCCGCACGCCGGGCCGCGGCAAATGCCGGCAACACCAGCGCCGCATTGCCTACCGCAGCCGCAGCCGCCTGCGCCTTGATCCGGCCAGCATCGCCAGTCAGGTAATCATCATCGGTACAAAATAGAATTCGGCTATGCGGATATTTCGCCCGCAGAATCTTTGCCACTGGCAGCAGCCCGACCGTATCGAACGCCACAAAAACCGGGTGCCGTGTTTGTACCGCCATGCGCACTGATAACCCGGTGGCATAACCCTCCACCACCAGCAGCACATCACCATCCACCGGAACCGCACCGAGCCGGCACGCAGCGCCATGCTTATCCATACCGCCGCTATATTTTTTCGTGCCATCCGCTGCGATAGCCTGCTTACCCACCATCACCGGCTTGTCAAAATCATAGCGCATCATAGGCACGATCAGACCGCCATCTGGCAGGAACCGGCACGACTCAGCATTGACCTGCTTGCGCTCCAGGTAGGGCGATGTTCCATCTACGGCGGCGGTGCGCCATTGCGACTGGGCACGATTAGCTGCAGCTACAGCACGCGCCAATCTGTCAGATTCCGACTTGGCTGCGCGCTCTTCCCGTACTTTCTTATCTGCCGCCAGCTTTTCCGGAGAAACTACAATATCTGCACGGTCAAATACAAATCCTTCTGCTTTTGCTTCGGAAAACAAACTGCCGATACCGATCTTGCCGCCATCCTTAAATGAACGCCACGATGAGGATGCGGATCCAGCATTAAAATCCTCCGACGCTGAACTCCAGTCAAGCCAGGTATCTCGAGCGGCATCACCGAATTCAGCTTTCAGCGCCATGCCCATTCTGATCCATGTGTCCCGATCACCCGGAGACACAAACGCCAGCGCGCGGCTAGCGACCTCCAACGTCGCTTGCATCATTCTGATCGCACCCTGACAGCTATCCGGCTTCCACCCATCAGCGATGGCGCATCGCGCAGATCATCCATGCCATCGCGCTGCGGACGATGGCGCATCAGCCTGGGCATGTCCAGCGGCGTGAATTTCGGAACCGAGCGCGGCGTCGCCATCGAGGTCGGCACCACCGGCAACTGAGGCGTATCTTGCGATGAGGCTACGCGATGCGCTGCCTTATCCCCATGCGCCAGCAGATACGCCCGTCCCGCCGGCTGGATCTGCAATCCGTCGCGCAGCTGCAGCTTATATTGGGTGCGATTATTTTCATCCAGCAGCGGCAACAACTGCGCCACCGTCATCGATCCCAGCGGCGCGGCATTCAATGCCGCTAGGATGTGCCATCCGGCTGTATTTGCGCCAGGACCGCAACGGCGCGTCATGGCTGCACCGCCAGCGTTACATGCAGGACGCTCATTGCAGCACCGCATCAGCTGATAGGGCGGCCATGTCGCGCTGATACTGCTTCAACCACTTAATGCGCGCAGGGCTAAACGCCGGATATAAGAAAGCGTTGTGTGCGACTCCGGTACGTGCCACTAGACTGGCTTCGCTGCGGTTCTTCTCTGGCAATGCTTGAACATCGCTCATGATTCCACCCGCTCAACCTGATGAATCCCCATTGCCGCATCAACCGCATCGCCGTATATCATTGTCATAAATTGCTTTCTTATTTGACCTGCCTCAAAACCGTAGACGCCCACCATGTGAAGCTGTATCTGTCGAGCGCTGTTATGGTGGTGCGTCCGTCCTGATCCCTGCCTTGCAAATCGCCTCGCTCAGATCATTTCCGGCCTTCCAGTGCGCGGTATCCAACTTGGCCTTTTCACACCGTTCTGCACCTACCGCACCGGCCCTTGCCATTCTTGTTTCGTGCCACTGATATGCGCGCTCCAGAACTTTTGATTCCGCATCTGTCATGGATCGCCACCGCGTTTTCTTTTCATCATTGCCCCCTGTTTTCTGATGACGCCGGATCGGTTATCCGCCCGGCCCGCCCTACTCCAGCCACCTGAGCCACCTGGTCAAACTCGCATGTGCATTTGCGGCTTTGCGCCATAGTTCGCCCGCGACGGTAAAAACATGGCCATGTTCTGTGCTGCACCGGGCCATTCCTTCCTGTCGATCCCGCGATTAACATTGCGCTGCTGGTTCACATAACCCTTGGCCAGATCCCGCAGAGCCTTGCTGTGAGAAACATCGGCAGCGACGCATTCCGCGTTAAAGGCCAGGTACTCATCCGGGTTAAACAGGGTCTTGACTACGATGTTGCGTGGGCTTTTCATGGTTTTTTTCCTTTTGTTCGGGTTACAGGACTTCGGGTGGTGCGGTGCTATAAAAAATAAGGTGGGAGATTCCAGCGTGCTAAATTGTTATTTCCACACAACAACCTTTCAACAGAGGAACTCCCAATGAACCTAGACGACCAGAAAATCAGCATTCCCTGCCCGCACTGCACTAAGAGCAGCGAAATAACCATCGGACAAGCGAAGCGCAATCCGGAAATGACATGTCGGTCGTGCGGAACGGCAATGAAGATCGACGCGGATCAATTTACCCAACAAATCAGGGGTGTCGAGAAAGCTCTGCTGGACCTCAAGCGGACTCTTGGCAAGCTCGGCAGATAGCTGCCGCATCCGCCGCACACAACGGCGCGCGGCGCGCTTATCGACCTGCAGATTCAGACATAGAGTCAGATTTTTCATGGAGCCACCTATCTATATGTATTTTGAGCAACCTGTTTTCAGACAAAATTACTTGCTGATGTTGTTGCGGTCTTTGGCATCTCCGTGCATCCGGATGCCGCCGTTGCGCTTGGCCTCGGCTTCGGCGATGGATTCGGCAACGGATGGGTCAATGGGTGGAATCGGAACAACAAGCTCTGGCCATATTTTTTGCCAGTCATTTGGACGTAGGTCTTTGCGTGTGACCATGCCGCCGGTTAATGCTTCAATCGCGGCGCAGTGCTGGACCGCAACCGGCCTGATTCGCTCTATCCATTGATGCATTAGCGCAGGAGAGACATTGAGCGCACGAGCAAGGTCTGATTTTTTCGTGTTTGTCTCTGAGATGTAATTTGATAGATCCATACGTTAATAATAGCATTGCTAGTTTTAAAGTCAATAGCTTTGCTTGTTGTTGTGGTCAATAGCAGCGCTATAAACTTAGGCTATGAGCAACACTCCAAAAACACTAGAACAATGGCAAATAGAAGACGCGAAGCGTCTGAAGGATCTATTCGCTAAAAGAGCTCCAAAAATCACGCAAGTGGAATTTGGCGAAAAATTCGATATTGGTTCTCAAGGCATGGTGTGGCAGTACACGGCTGGCCGGCGACCACTAAATATAAAAGCAGCGGCGGCATTTGCGCGAGGACTTAATGTCAACATTGAAAGTTTTAGCCCTACCCTAGCAGCCCAAATTGGTAATGCCGCAAAACTTATGGGCACTGAAGGTGATTCCGTCACCCCCGATCAGACGACCAAAATAAATATTGGCTATGTACGATTTCCGGTTTTGGACGCGCCGCATGGGCTCGGAGGAAACCTTGCTCCATCCGATCACCCAGAAATACTGCAATACGTAGAGGTTAGCGAGGACTGGGCGCGCAGGACCTTAAATCACAATTTCACTCATATAAAAATCGTGCCATGTATTGGCGACTCAATGACAGGGACAATTGAGGATGGCAGCGTTGTATTTATTGATACTAGTACGCGCCACTTTGCTGGAGATGGCCTGTATTCGATTATTTGGCAGGGGCGACTACAGATAAAACGACTGCAAGCCAGGCATGAAGAAAAGAGACTAAGAATCATTTCTGATAACAAATTATATGACCCGGACTGGGCAACCGACGACCTCATCATTTCCGGACGCGTTCTTGCTGCATGGAATTTTCGTAGATTTTAATAGCGCAGCGGCACGCCGAATGCCGAACTTGCTACAACACTTTAAATGGCGCTCCGTTGATGTTACAAAATATGGCGAACGCTATCTTCGCCCTGCTTATTTTTTTAGCCCTACCCGCTTACGCGTACCAGGTCATCGGCATTGCTGACGGCGACACACTGACACTCCTGGTTGATCGCAAGCCTCTGAAAATCCGGCTGTCCGACATCGACGCTCCCGAGAAAAAACAGGCATTCGGTCAGCGCTCCAAAGAATCCCTATCAAATCTGTGCTGGGGCAAAGATGCGACATTCAAGGCGCAGACGGTTGACCGCTACGGCCGCACCGTTGCTCGGGTGACTTGCGCTGGCATTGATGTGAATCGCATCCAGGTCGAACGCGGTATGGCATGGGTCTACGATAGATACAACACAGACAGCAACCTACCATCTATGCAGACGGCAGCCAGATTGAGCCGTAAAGGGCTGTGGGCGGACAAATCGCCAATGCCACCGTGGGAGTTCCGGCATTCGGTTAAGCAGATCAGTTATCAATCTCGGCCAGCGGCCAATGAACCAACGTGCCACACCGGGCCGCGTGGCGGCAGGTTCCAGATCATCAATGGGCGCAAGCGATATGGGTGTTAATAGGCACATGCATACTAACCACCTCTATTGTGCAGGATCAAAACTACATAAGTTTTCCAAACAATAGCGAACTTTACCTAACCAATAACTTCAAAGTTATATATAATGACAAACGTCCTGGTCACACATTCAGCAAGAGATGATTTGGACGCCCTGTGGGATCAAGATGAAGATAGTGCCGCCGAAATTGAAACAGCGCTTGAGGAAATCGCAAATGATCCGAAATTGGCCGACAGGCTCAGCGAGCGTAAATTCCGTAACACACAAACTCCCTCCTACGATGTAGACGTATTTCAAAAGCTTTGGCAAAAAGGGCTGAATTTATATCGATTAAAATTCTGGGATTGGAACGGTAGCTTACTCCCCTACCGAGTGCTCTATGCCCATCACCCTCAAGCCAATTGTTTTTATGTTCTAGCTGTCGTCCCAAGGAATTTTGACTATGATATCGACCACCCAATTGTCCAACGAGTTCTCGCAGACTACAAATACTTGGGGATTCCAACCTATTAGCGTAACTGCAAGTAGTGTTACCGGCATCTGCTATGCGCATATCACTATCGATATGGGGACTCCTGCATTAATTCAGGTTGAGGCTCAAAGCGCTGTTGCAATAAGCGATCTCATATCTGAGCGCGAACGCGACCCACGCAAAGCGGCTGCCCTTGCCCGAGCGCGCCAAAAACTTGCATCACGCTTGACGGATGATCTACCGTTATCTCTGGCAAGACTCAGACTTCAGAAAGGACTCTCCCAAGCGCGACTAGCATCCTTAATGGGCTTGCAACAGCCTTATATTGCGCGCATCGAGCGTGGCGAAGACGATCTGAAAATCTCTACCATTGAGAACCTAGCAAAAGCATTGGGAGAGTCCACAGCAGCGGTATTTGCAGCGGTCGCTGAGAGACGCGCCGAGCGTGAGGCGTCAGCATGATAAACTGCCCTCGCTATTTGCACAGCCTATATTGCGACGACGTCAGAATGGAAGTCGGAGGCAAGATGACGTTTGTTGGCGTTTATCAGAGCAAACTCATTATCAATCATCCTGGTCCGGTCTCTCTGCCCAGACTCTGTGTCGTATTAACTGCGCAAACACCAAAAGAAAAACCTTTTGAAAGCTTGCGTTTCAGGATACTGCAAGACGATACGCTATTGCGGGAAATAGTTATTTCTCCAGAACATATCCAAACTGCTAACAAATTATCCGATGATGAACCGAGTTGCTCATTTCATAGCTATGGGGCAGTTATTACCTTACAGCCATTTAATATCGAAAAAAACTGTGTATTGAGAATCCGCGCCGATACAGAATCTGAAGAACTTGCAGCATCAGCATTGCAAATCATCTTGGATCCATCAGAATCTCCTTCCCTTTCCTCATAAAATGATACCCTCCAGAGCTTGAGGATCGGATTATTTCGTAGCCCGCCCCGCGCGGGCTTTTTAACGCCCTCTTCTCGCCTTCGAGAACGCATTGCCCTTGTGCAAGATCATAAAGGCGTCACATGGCCCGGCTATCATTTAATCCTGCGTAGCCTTAACGCGCACTACCGGCGCCGACGGTCGGGAAATATATCGGCACCAATTCAAAAGCCCGCAGCCGAAAGGTTCGCGGGCTTTTTAACACCACCCCTGCGCTATCGCAACTCAGTTATGTCAGGTTGGATTAGGATTTAACCTTCTTCTTGGATTAGCCCGCTAGCGCAAGCTTGCGGGTTTTTTTCGTCTGTTGTTTGGAGATAGAAATATTTTATTGTTTTTAACTAGCAAAGCTATTTACTATTACAAATAGCACTGCTATTATTAAATACATCAAATCAGCAAACAGGAGAACAACATGGCAGACCCAGCAACAGCAGCACACTACACCGCACTTCACGTAGCGACCGCTGCAGCGTCAAACGCCGATCTCTCTGGTAACAATGCGCAATTTACCGCCACAACAGACCAACTCAAGGCCGCAATCACCCACTGCGTAGATTGCGCGATCGCCGAGCATCCGACCGTCACGGATAGCAGCAGCGCCGTTGATGAGCGCACCAAAACATTCGCCTCCATGTTGTCCGGTTTTCTTGAATCCATGGGCGAACGTGAACTGGCCGAAAAGATTTTTACCCTCTTCAAACGGAGCTGACTCATGCAAACTTTCCATCACCTGCGCGCCTGGCTGCTGCATCGTCAGGCCGACCAACTCAAGCAACGCGTCAGCACCTGCCAATACCACCAAAGCGCACACCAGACTGGCAGCGTTGTTTACCGCAACGCAGTTCCGCCCATCCACCGCAGCGCCTGGTTCGCCCTGGCAACCATCGTGATCGCCTACGGCGCCGGATATGTGTCAGCCGACGACAAACGCATCGAGCGCGAACAACAGGAACAGGTCAGTGCTCTTTGCAGTCAACCGTGGCCATACGCACCAGGTGCAATCGAAGCCCGCCGCCGTGCCTGCCCGCTCAGAAAACAAAGCTGACCATGGCGCGCGACAAAACAGAGCCAGATCGCATTTCATTGGAGGTAGCGCACAGAAAACTCGCCCTAACGCAACCGCTGGACGAGGTCATGAAAAGCAAATTATTGGCTAAGGCGGTAAAGGCCGTCGCAAGGAAGCACATAAAGAACCGCGAGCGATTCGATGTGAAAAAAATGCAGGCCGGTGACAACGACTAATAAGGAATTGAAATGACTACTACAGAAAATTAGACCGGTCAGAGCGGAACGGAATCATCGCCTCCTGACAGAAGTGTATCGCCTGAGTTGACCCCGTCAAAAGCCAGCGACATTCCGCCAGAAAGCATGCTGCTTGAGGCCCTTAAGTACGAGAAAAATTCCCGCTTCCGTCCGAGCTACCCGGATTGCGCTGACCACGATTAACAAGAAAGGATTTCCATGACACACATAAAAATAAGCGATGACGTAACCCACAACGGCTATCCAGTCGGAACACTCGTTGAGATTCGGCCCTGTATCGGCAACGGCCAACGCTTCGGAATGGTCAGGATCCACGACCACGCTGACGCAAAACCGAGCGCCATTCCGATGCTGGAGCTCAAGCGCGATGTGCGCCACACCGAGGCGGCGCTGTGAACACCGCCCTGCTCTTCGGTAGCACGTTCGGCCTGGTGCTTGCGCTTGGATTGCAGCAGCAGTTCGTCACTAACGACCACTACTTCGCCGCGTTTTCCAACAGCCTGCTGATCTCGCTCGGCCAGCTCGGCATGCTGCAGGTGATCCACGCCCGCGGGCCGGCCGAATACGCGGCCTACATGCTGGGCGGCCCGTTCGGCATCGTCTGCAGCATGGCGCTGTACCGCCGCCACTTCAAGCGAGGTGGATGATGCGCAAAATCAAGTCCCGGCGCACCAAGGCATACCAGCCGAAATGGAACGGCGACGGCCGCAAGCTGCGCACCATGCCGTGGAAAGTTGCAAGTGTTTTCGGGCCGATGGAGGCGATCATCGACCAGCTGGAGCAGGACGGCACCGTTGACGCCGTGGACAGCGGCGCACCCGTGTTCCGCGATTTCGAGGATGGCGGTCTGTACGACACCTGCGCCGCATTCACCGGCGTCATCGACGCCTATGCGATCCACGAAATCCGCAGCGGCCAAGCGCTCGATCTGGCACCGCTGCGCCAGCTGGTCAACAAACTCCAATACGGCATGCCGATTTTCGACACCGACACCCGGGCGGTGCGCGCCTGCCTGGCACGGATGAAGGCGACAACCGCGCAGATGACAGAGGCCTACGCCGACCAGCTGTACCGGGATTACGCGATCAAGAACGAGATTGAAAAAGCAACCTCCGCAGCCACTCCGAACCACCAACACCCTTAACCACCACGGAAAGCTAACAAATGAACGCACCCACCACCACCCCAACCGTTCCAACGGTACCTGGCACACCATTTGACGGTGGTTTCTATGCCGGCCGCATCAACGTCGACGGGCAAGCATTCGCGCTGATCGTGGCGCCAAAAGCCGGCGGCGAGCAGGACGATACCGCCTGGAATGATTCCAATAAAGCTGTCGAGGGCGCAACCTCGCACGCCGACGGCCATGCCAATACCCAGGCAATGGCAGCGGCCGGCAGCAAACTCGCACAGTGGGCGCGGGATCTGCGTATTGCCGAACATGACGACTGGTATCTGCCAGCGCAGGACGAACTGGAGATCATCTACCGGAACCTGAAACCGGGCACAGAAGAAAATTATCTCTACGCACGGTCCGGGATCAACCTTTCGGCGGTTCCATCAACTTATCCATATACCAGTGAACTGCCTGCGCAGACTGCTGCCGAGGCATTTCAGGAGGGCAGTGAACAGGCTTTTGATGATGCCTGGTACTGGACCTCAACGCAGAACGCCGCCTACGACTCTTATGCATGGGTGCAGAACTTCGTCAATGGCAACCAGGGCACCAGCCACAAGTCGGGTGAGTACCGCGCCCGTGCAGTCCGCAGATTATTAATCATTGAGTAATTCAACAATTTAGCTCCCCACGGGCGCAGCCCGAATCGATTTTATTTTTTTTGGAGGTAATTCATGCCCGACGTTCTCGAATTTGAGCTTCATGGCGCCAAGGTCTCTATCCCGGCAGCGCACCTGATCGATAGCTGGCTGAGCAAGGCGAAGCTGACGCGCAACGCACTGCCGCAACCACAATGCCAGCCGCCACGCATTGGCGCAGTCTGGCCAGACCAGGGCGGCATCTATGCCGGCATCATGCGCGGCGAAAACGGAGCGCCCGACTACCACCTGATCCACGCAATAGCCGCGCATGAACTGACCAACGTCAACTGGAAAGATGCCTGCGCCGGATCCTCAGTGCCGGACGAGGGACACGCCGACTGGTCACTGCCGGATCGCCGTGAAGCGCGCCTGCTGTTCATCAACACACCAGACGGATTTGATGCGGACGACTGGTACTGGACATCACCGCAGGACGCCGCCGACGACTCTTATGCATGGGTGCAGCATTTCCTCAGTGGCGACCAGTTCGGCACCCTCAAGTCGAATGAGTACCGCGCCCGTGCAGTCCGCAGAGTGTTAATCATTGAGTAATTCAGTAATTTAACAAACTCACGGGCGT